CCTTCCTCTCCGCTTCCATCCCCCGCCGCCCCGCCCGGCGCCGCCGCCTCTGCCGTTCTGGACGCTCCGCCGCCTCCGGCTGAAAAACTGTAATTCGGGGTTATGCTCTGATTCTTCATCGTTTGGAGCTTGTCGCAAAGCTCCGGGTATGCTCTAATTGCGGATTTCATGTAACCCCACCAGCGAAAGCGGGGCTTGCTCATGGGTCAATATCCTTTCACCATTTCGATTTGTGCGCCGGTACATGAAAGTTTCTGACTTCCACCGTGAAAAGCTCTGCGCCCTGTTCGGCTGCGCTGCGTAAATCCTTGTCGATCTCCCGCGCACACCCTAAAAGGTTTTCGAGCTTCCCGGCGGCTTTCTCCGGGATGGTTGCCCCGCAATGGGGACACCTTGCCGCCATACCGTCATAGAGCGTTGACGCCGCCCCGCAGTTATGGCACTTGATCGTTACATAGCACATTGTTTCACCCCCTAATCATTCAAGCGGTCTCGCCGGTGTCGGCCTGTTGTCTATTCCGGCTTCCCCCGCGTAATTCCATATAACCGGCGTAAGGCTGTACGCTACGGCGTCTATGGCGTGGTTGTTCGCGTCGGGCAGTTCTCCGGTAATATTGCCGTCCTTGTCCGTCGTGTATTCGTACTCCGTAAACTCTTTATAGGCGTTCGGAGTGCGTGCCGGGTCAATGATGATCTTCCGGTGTTGGAGCCAATTTATACGGTATCGCACGGCGTCCGGGCGCTTGTATGTCTCTCTCGCATCTATGCCGTTTGCGCGTAGATCAACTATGCTTTTCGGCTCTGCGCTGTCGCAATAAGCCACCATTGCGCCATCAGTAAACGGCATAACATTAGACCATGCTTTATACTTTCCCCGCATCAGTTCCGCAAGCTCTGAATTTCGCAAGCGCCGCTTGTATATCTCATCCAGCAAATAAAGCTCTTCCGTCTTTCGGTTATAGCTCACGCGGATATAACAAGCGGGGTCTATCGTAAAGCCAAAATCAACACCGTCATAGAAGTATCCCATTCCGGCGATCTCTTCATCCGTGATCGTCCGTACTGTGACATTGGGGAATACCTCGCCGCCCGCGCCTATCGGCTCGCCCATGTATTCATGTCGGTATGCGTCAAGGTTAACGGCTTTCAGGTGTTCGGCTTCCTCTATGAACGCCTCGCCGAGCCATTCCGGGGGCATCATTGTATAGTCTGTGCGCACGGTCAAGGCTCGATCATCCGGCACGTTTACAAGCCGATTCATCCAATTGTTAAGGCTTATCGGCGGGTTAAACGTGCGGAAGATGGTAAACACCTTTCCGCCGCGCTGTACCGATTGCGTAACATTGCGCAGCGTTCTTTCTCCCGGAAGCTCGCAAGCCTCTTCATACCAGATAAACCGGAAATAGGTTTTCCCCGGCGCTCTGATTGATTTTAGCTTTGTAGCCTCATCCAGACCGCGAAAGATAATCGCCTGTCCCGTGGGCTTGTACGTCGCTCTCATGGGGCTTGTGGTAAGCGTCCATAAATCCGACGCATCAAGCGTATCTATCGCCCATTCGATCTGTGCAAAGACGCTTTCCCGCAGCGTAGCGCCGACACGCCGGAAGCAAATCCCGCTCGCCGTGCTGTCGTTCATTATGCCGTTCACGATTTCCAGAGAGGCGACGGAGGATTTACCGGAACCGCGACCGCCCGGAAGATTGTATATGCTGTGCCGCTGCGCCTGTATATCCTCATGGAGAGGGACGTATACCGGGGCTATATGCTGCGTTATGTCCCGCTGCGCCGCCCGCTCTTTCAGCTCGTCGGCGATCTTCTTTGATGCTTCGAGAGCTGCAAGACGCTTTTCTATGTCATTCCTCATTGCTCGCCTCAAGCGCCTTTATGCGCTCCAAAACGTCCCCGATCTCCGTATACCGTGCGCCGTGCTTTAATATGGCCTCTGCTGCATTGAGCCGCGTTTGCTGTGATGCTCTTTCGTCCTGCATGATTGCTACCATCGTAGATACTGCGTTACACGTTGAGCGTTGAAGCATATCTCGCGTTGATATTATCAAGCCTTCTCTGGCTTCGTCGTACTTCTTACGAAACTCCGGGTTGCTTACTCGGTGCGAAATCGTTACCGGCGTACATCCGAGCTTTTTAGCCGCCATCTTTTGTGTTGGCGTTGTAAGAAGCGCCTCTAATATGTCCTCGTCCCGTATCCGGTTTATAACCTCACCCCCTCAAAAGCATTTGTTTTCATAAATCCGGGCATAAGAAAGCACCCCGCAGTATTACGGGATGCTATTTCCTTATCTGCCCCGGATAAGCTCATTGAGCATAACGCGCCCGATCTTGCTTTCCCGTTCCTCTTTCTCAAACTGCGCCGCGTACTTCTCAATAGCCGCGCCCACGCCGGAAAGATCGATTCTTTTTGCTGCAAGGTCTCTCTGTGCCGCTTCCCGCGCTTTCTTCTCTACGTTGCCAAGCTCGACGGAATCAAGCTGCACCGTGCGGGAAAGCTCCTTGTATCGCGCCTCGTTCGCCGCTCGCTGCTTCTCTTCCTGCCGCTTGCTGTATTCAGCCGCAAGGGAAGCATACGCCCGCTGATACTCCGGCGTGCTTCTCTCAAGCTGAATCTTTGTAGCCGCCCGGAGATAGCTTTCATCGTCCGGGAAGTCCTCGCGGCTCACCGCATCCAGCGCGTTAAAGTTTCCGCCCGTAAGCCGCTGTGTAATCGCTTCTCTAATTTCGCTCATGTTTTACCTCCTTGTTAAACGCCCCTAAAGTGCGTCAGAATCATTTTTTCAAGTTCTGCGTCATTTGATACGCCCGCCACCATAGAACGCACTACAGCGGCTTTCTGCTTGTACTCGTGCAGCATTCCGATAATGTTTTGAATCTGTCCGGCGTTCAGACCGTCCACGGCTTCAAGAACCAGCTGCGCCGCTTTGTATGTCTGCATCAGTCTTTCCCCCCTCTCTTGTTGAATCCGCAGTTTCCATTGCATACCCCGTGGTAAGGCATCGGGCAGAGCTTACCGACGGCGGGGGAGACACAGACGCGCATACAAACATACTCCCCAAAATACGCGCATTCTTTCCCGATGCAGTCCGCCGCGACGTTTCTCCCGTCACGGAGAGGGCAGAACATACGCGCATCTTCTTCAATCGTCGGCATCGTCCCGCGCCTCCTTGATCTGCTCTTTCATGCCCTCAACAACGGGCTGTAGCTTGTGTACGGCGTCTATGCCGTCCATCAAAAGCTCTTTCGTTTTCTCTGCAAGGTTTTCTTTCACCTGTCTGCATCGTCTTTTCTGCTCTGTCATGCTTTGCCCTCCTTCGTGTTCTTGATGTTGTCCATGCCGTCCGCGCACGCCTCCGCAGTTTCGCGCCCGAGCAAGATTTCATATAAACGCAGCTCCCGAACGTTGCCGCACATAAAGTGAAATATGCGGTAATCACATCCGGGGAAAAAGCGCGTTCGGAAATACTGATCTATCATTGCCGGGTACATATCCGCCGTGTAGTCGAACATATCCCGCCCGCCGATGCTTTCATCCTTTGCGCCCGTGTACGGCATCCGCTCCATGATACGCCGGATGTTTCCGCATCCTACCGGCGGGTGATCTTCTCCGCGCTTCTCGGCGTACCGGGAAAAGAAATGCTCAAAAATTGCTATGTACTGTTCCAGAGAATACCGGTTTACAGTGTCCTCCATGCTGTCATACGCCTTTTTCGCTGTCATGCGGAAGATTCTAAGATTCATTCTGTCCGTTCCTTTCGTGCGGGATGTTACCATTAAGCCGGGAAATGTATGCATTATCCGGGAAGCTGTAAACAACATCGGGGAAAATGCATACATAACACAAGCGCAGAAGTGCAAACGCCCCGCGTTTGTGCTTCCCTTTAATGGCATCCCGTAGGGATGCTTACTGTTATGTGTTATGAGTTACGAGTTATGAGTTATGAGTTGCTATTAGCAAAATGGTGGGAGTGCTATAGGAGACCTATAGGAGACCTATTTTTATTCTTCGGTTTTTCCCCCCCAGCGCTTTCTTGCCCCCTCTTTTCCTCCGGTAACTTTCGCATACCATAGAGCGCAGCTATCATCACATCCGCGCTTGATACGGTTGTACGCCCGGCGCTCGCTCTTCGTGAACGTCGGCAAGTCCTCCGGCGTATCGCCGTCAATGAAGTAATCCGCGATTGCGTGAATTACCTTTCCCGCGCCCTCGTTGTCGAGCATTGCCAACGTCTCGCACGATTCAAGAAAAAAGTTGAAATACTGCGGACGCTTATCCATCTCCGCAAATTCTTTCATGGTGATCTCCTTCGTTTTGTCCATCAGCGTTTACGCTCCAATACTGCAATATCGGCGAGTTTCTCCATTCTCTGTTTGTCGTTCATGTTTTTATCCTCCGTTCTTTTTGTATGATCTTGTCAACCGCCGCTTTCGGCGTCGGGTCTGGTAGTCCGTAGGCGTTGCGCCGGTCTATCTGTTCCTCGATCTGCTTATATTCCCGGCGCTTCGCCTGATACCGTTTCCGGCTCGATTTGGACATAGTACCCCCTCGCGTGGCGCGTTTCCCCTTTTCAGAGGCCGCTAAAGGCTTTCGCTATGTGCTGATCGAGCGTTTCAACGTCAATCAGAAAGTTTTTCCCGAGCCGTACCGACGGAATAGCGCCGGTCTTTACCAGCGTGCGGAAATAGTTTTTCGTAAGCGCGGAATCCGGGTCTTTCTCCTTGAAGTAGTCGTATGCTTTCGGAAGCGTTCTAAGTTTCGCCATGCTGTATTCTCCTTTCAAAGTCCGAAAAAATAAAATGAGCCTATCGCGTTCGCTCTGTTACCAAGCGACCGTAATAGGCTCATAGGCTCATTCGTGCGGGAATTTCTTCCATGCACGTTTTTTCATTCGATTGCTTAGTATTATATCATGTTTTATCCGATTTTGCAAGCCTCTATAGCCGATTCCATAGTATTTGCGGCCTTTTCTTTTGCCGTGTCTATCGCGTGAGCATATACGGATAGCGTTGTTTTTGTGTTCTTGTGGCCGAGAACGCCCGCCGCCGTTACCACGTCCGTACCGTTGGCGATCATAAGGCTTGCGGCGGTATGGCGGAATTGGTGCGGGTGTATGTGTGGGACTTCGTGCCGCTCGCAGAGCTTCGATAAAAGAATATTAACATCTGTTGGCGCCATGACAGAGCCGAGAGAGCGGCAGAATACAAAGCCGCTATCTTCCCACGCACCGCATAGCCGGAAACGCTCTTCAATAAACCATTTCCGATATGTTTTAAGGGTGGAAATAAGAGCCGGTGGAATAGAAACATACCGGACGTTTCCGGTTTTTGTCTGCCCGTATACTATACCGGTTTCTTTCGTGTAAGTTATGCCAGCGTCTATAAGAATCTGCCCTTTTTCAAAGTCGATCTTATCCCAGCGCAAGGCGCATAGCTCGCCGCGCCGCATTCCGGTGTAGATCATCGTGTAAAACATCGCCTTAGTTCTGATCTGCTCACCGTCGAGAACGTCAAGAAACGCTTTAAGCTCTTCGGGCTGCAAGCATTTATCTTTCTTCGGCTCCGCCTTTCGTTTCGGGACGGTTGCACGCCTCGCCGGGTTGTACATGATTATCATGTCCTTTTCTGCTTCATCAAGAACCATCTGCACAAAGACATGGTGCTTTTCGATCATCGCATTTGTAAGCGTGTCTTTGTTTTCCTCCGTGCGAAATGCGGCCTTGAAGTCCAGACCGAGAGCCGACGCCAGACGCATACCGGCGGTTTGTGTAAGCCTGTCCCCACGGCAAGCGCGGGTAATTATGTCCGTATTTATTCCGCTGTCTTTGCTAACCCTGTTGACGCCTCCAAAGCTATTTACAAACGGTCTGATCTCAATTTTGGGATAGCAGTACAAGCGGTTTATTCTTGTGCCGGGCTGCGCGATCTTTGCGTATAGCTTGTTTAGGTGGTGCGGTCGAATGTCTACAAGTTTCATATCGCCGATACCCTCATAAACCCGCCGCTTTACCCACTCATACCCGCGAATCGTTCCCGCTGTATGCCCCTGCGTTTTTTTCAGCTCTATGAAATACTCTGCGTATTCCCGGAACGTCCGGCTATCGTCCGGCCTAAAGCCGAGTTCTATTTGCTTCTCAAACTCATACGCCGCTTTCTGCACGGCCTTTTCCATCTGCTTTTCTGTCATGGGCTTTTCCGGCGTCCACGTCATATAATGGCGTATCTGCTTGTTTCCTGCGTCCCTGCCGCGTGATACCGTGACCTTGTAACTGTTCTCGCTTATCTTCCGTATGCTTGCCATTGGGTGAGCCTCCTTTTTCTTTTGCGCTGTGTTATCCGCTTTTTGTTGTAGACACCCCCGTTTTGATCTCGCGGTAATTGATGATGACCTCCCGCACCTCTCCGCATTGTTTACACGCTGCCATAACGCCGCGACATACCGCGCCGCTCCTGACAACAAACATTTTCCGTTGGCATACGGGGCATAAATACCACGGCTTGTTACCTATCAGCTTTACCATGTATCAACCTTTCCGGCGCACATTTGGCGCACAACGTAGGAAATACGGCTTGTTTTTCGTGGTTTGCGTTCAATCGTGAAAACCATTGATAAATAAAGGCTTTCCGGCGCTTCGTGCGCGTTCGGTTGCACATGGTTACACATAATTTAACATCTTGTACTGATACTGTGCCTGATACGATCCGTCAATAAACTTCTTGGTTTTGTACGCCGCCTGAATGGTAGATATGCATAAACCGCTTTTCTCGCCCAACCATTCAAAGTCGAGTTTGGAAAGCGGTTTATCTGGGTACGTATTCAGCCATTGCCGCACGGCGCGGCTCACATCTGCGTTTTCCTCCGCAGATACTAAGGTTTTAGGTTTCTGTTCATCCAAGGGACGAGATCACCGCCTTTTCTGCGACACGCGCCCACTTGTCGCCGTTTTTCTTGTAAGATGCGTCCATCCAATGGGATTGAGCTTGCGGGTGCATGTCCGTCGTAAAAACAAGGTCTTTCGCCGTCGGAGTGAGCGTTGCGCCCTTGTGCCAGCGCAGCCCTACATCCGGTATGTTCATTGGGCCTTTACCAGTGGCGGCGTCAACCATGACCTTGCCTTCGTACAGATATCGGGCTTGGTCGCCGGTATAGACGATCTCGTTTCCATCCGTCCGAGCCATGTTTGAAAAAACGCCCGTCAGCGCAGGGACAAAGGGAATCGTGTCTTTCAGCGCTTGCGTTGCAACAACGATCTCCGCCGCTTTACAGGCGGATTTGAAGTCTTCCCCGCTCACGGTCTTGATCTTTAGCGTGATCCTCATTTGCCACCGACCTGCCAATGCATCATGTCGCCGCCGAAATCACGGACATCAACCGTGCTCACGTCAAACGCATAGTCGTATTTCTCTTGCAGCTGCGCAAGGCTCATCATTTCGGAAACCTCGCCTTTGACAAAGTAGGTGGACGTGGAATTGCTATGTCCGCCGCTATCCAGCGTCCACAAGCCCTGTTGATCCGCCGCCGAATAGAACGCCTTTGGCTCGACATACGTTTTCTTGTCGCCTGTCGTGCTGACCGCATCAACGGAAAAGGGGATGTAAAGAGTAGCGGCGTCAGCGTCGGCAAGCCCCGTCTTTGCAACGTTCGTTCCCTTGGACACGTCCAACAGCACACCACGCAGGATGGTAATGCTGTTGTGAATCTTTAGGTCGTCGTCCTCGTAGGAGTTAAAGACAGTCACAGTATGTGGGAACACAGCGCTGCCCTCCTCTGTACAAAAGCCCCGTCCATGCCAGATAGTCCATAGCGATGTTTTCCAGCGTTTTCCGGGCAGCTTCCGCCGTCTCCGTTCCGCTTGCGTATGTCTTGCTCCACGCGCCTACGGTCTGGCTCTTGACCTCGCCGCCGCTCATGCTCTGCGCTTTAGCGTTCTCAATAATTTGATACTGTTCCGCCAGCGCACAGCAGCACATTGCAAGCGCGTTGTCCGTATCCGGGTAATCCTTTGCCTTGCCCATGGTATAGTAATTGATAAAGGCGTCTGCCCGCGTTGCTGCGCGGGCAAACTCCTGTTCCGTCAGGGCGCTGCCGAGATATGTTTCGGTGTAAAACGTGTATGTTGCGTACATCTGCGCCCCTCCGGTTTATCAGCCCACGGTAACGGCAGCCGTGCCGGACTTCGTGCCGTCCTGCTTGGAAGTCGCGGTAACGGTCAGCGCAGTATTCGTCTCGTTGGCGGCGATAGTCAGCGTGCCGTTCTCGTCGATCTTCGTTCCAGCCTTAACAGCAGTCGTGCCGGAAACACTCCACAGCACGCCGTTAGACACCGCACCCTCGCCGGTCACAGCGGCGGCAAACGCCTTGCTCGCGCCCTTAGCAACGGTAGCGGTAGCCGGGGTAACGGTAACGGTGTTGACCGTACCGGCAGGAGCATAAACCGCGAACGGGCAGTACTTCGACAGGGTGTCGTTGTACGCCGTCTTCGGGTTCGGGATTTCCCAGCCGAGACGCATAACCGCACGCAGAGCGACCATGTCATTCTGCATGAGGTTGTAAACGATGGAGTTGTCGGAAGGATCCTGCACAACGCCCTGATCGAAAATCTTGAACGTGATGTCCTGACGGATGGAGTACACCAGCTCCGACCAGTCACCGGCAAACATAAGCGCCTTGGCAGTGTCAAAAGCGCCGTTGCGCGGGAAGTACATGGGGGAGCCGTCCAGCGCATAAGGCGTCGCGCCCTGCATATCAGTTTTGAAGATGGGGTTGCCGTTCAGGTCTTTCAGACCGCGCAGCTTAGCACGCATCTGGATAGCGGACATAATGCCGTTAACAAGATAGCCGCTCTCCTCGACCTTTGCGATCACGCCGCCCTCGGCGAGAAGGTCGTCATAGATGTACGGCGTCGCCGCCACAACAGAACCGGCTTTCGTGCAAGTCTCAAGGACGCTGTCGCGCCAAGAGGTGGGCTTGTTCGTGCCGAACAGGATCGCGCCGTCAATGACCTTACCGAACGCCTCAACGAGACGCGGGCGGACTTCGCCCCAGATGTCATAGTCGGCGTCGTCAAGCACCGCCTCCGGAATGGGGACGATGACGGCGATCTCTTCGGCATAGATTTTCTTCTTGTCCCACTTCATTTTCGTGGTCTGCTTCATGCCGGTATCGCCGTTCACGAAGTAGGCAGTGGGAAGCATGTCCAGAACGTTCATCGTCTGGGTCTTGCTCGTCATATTGGGGAGGCGGCGGCCCATCTGGAGGACGGCGCTGCCCTCGGTCACGCCCTGAATGATCTCACGAGTGACAGGTTCCGGAATAAGCCCGGAAAGGTCAGTTCTGTTTACAATGTTAGTAGCCATATTAGTCATGTTTACCTCACAATTCTCATTTAAATTTGCCCCGAATAAGGGCGTTCATAGCGTCGTTAGTGCCATTAGCACTGTTGGCGCTGTTGCCGACGTGCGCGGACATATCAACACGCACGGAGGCGGGTTTGCGATCTTTCAGAAACTCGTCGGCTGCCTTTTCAAAGCTCACCGTGTCCGTCACTTTCTGCCCGATCTTAAAACAGTAAAATTCCAGCTCATCAGCCGAAACGCCCTTTGCGGTCAGATACTTTTCCCGCTCAAACTGCGTTACCTTCGCTTCGGCGGCAAGCCGCGCCGCCTTTTCGGTGTCGCGCTCTTTCTCAATGCCCTTGAGCTTGTCCGCTTCGCTCTGCTGATTGGCTTTCCAAGCCTTATAAGCGTTCATTTCTTCCTCGGTGGGCATTCCTTTGGTTGCCCGCGCGAGACGCTTTGCAACGATATTGTCTACCTCGGCTTGTGTAAAAGTAGCCTCGTTCCCGCCCCCGGCGGTGTTGGGATTGGTATTCAGTTCTGCCATGATGATTCCTCCGTTTTCCGCCCGTCGGCGTATTCCGTTTATGCCCGTCGGCAAACAAAAAAGGAGCCCGTCCCGGATGGGACAAACTCCTTGAATGTTTAAAATTGCGGCTCGTGCGGGCGTTCCCTCCCGCGTCAACCGCGCCGAGCTATTGCCCGGTGCCACAGCGGCGAACCAACTGTGCGCGACTGCACGATTTAATGACGCCTTAGTTGGCGGCGCAAGCTGGAATCGAACCAGCAACGGCAGGGAGGCGTATCCTGCATCTCAGATTCCCTCGCGGGAGCGTCGGGAGCCTTTCCGACCTCGCCCGTCCGTGTTCCCATTTGCGCCATAAATGCGTGACCGCCAATGAGTAGTGGCGGCGCGGATTTGCTCTGTTCCCGCAAACAGCTTTTTTCTGGTGCAAAATTGCACCGTGGGGGCGGTTTATATGCCGTCCTCCCCTCGCCGGGCGGCACTCTCTGTCACGCTTTTATATATGCATGGCCGCTGTTGAGCAGTAGCGACGCGGTTTTTGTATCCCCCTCCGCAGGGGAAAGACAGGGGGAAAGGAAGGAAGCCCTGCCAAAGCAAGACCGTTATTTCTGTACCCGCCACAAGGTCAGGCGGCGCTCTCTGTTATGCTTTTAAAGAAGGATCCCATTTTCGTGACCTCACGAAAATGTTCATAGAAAAAGCACCGTGTGTTTACACGATGCTTTTGAACATATCAAATTCTTCGTAAGTCAGTTCCGTGAATTCTTTCCCTGTCTCTCTGCAATATTCTCGAATCCGCTTGAAATTATAGCCCGGCGAGCTGTCGGGAAACGGATCAGTCAGAGCGCCGTAATTGTCAAGAGGATTCTCCGCCATAGTATCTGTCATATAGTTTTTTCGCGCTCCTTTCTTCGATGGCCATAATTCTAAGTCTTGGGTTAATGAGCGTTGCGCCGAGCGATTCTTGATAATGCTTAATCAAATCCGACTTGGCAGTAAAGTATACATATCCGTCAAAACCTTGTTTGAAGCTCTCCCGAACAGCCTCTGCAAACAAATGGCCGCCTACACCAGAATACTCCTTACTTAGAAATGCAGGGTTGTGCGGGTTGTTAAACGGAGCAGCTTCAACTATATCAATCTTTACGGCATAATTGTTTGGATCAGGCTTTAAGGCAATTAGACCCTGTATGCGGTTATCTCCATCCGCTTTAATTCCGCGAATTGTATACCCGTTCTTACGCGGAATCGTCCAGTCAAACTCCCAGTCCTTAAAAACGCGTTTTGTTGGAATAACCTCAACGACGGTGGTGTTTACAAGTTGTCCGTCATTCATTCTTTTAAGGCAAGGGGTAAGCTCGTCAACCTCGATTTTAATTATACCATTTTCAGGCTGTTTTGCAATATTTTTTGCAGCTTTCTGCGCTTCCCGTGCTTCTTTCGGCCCGAACTCCGCAATGTTCCCGCGCTCGTACTGTGGCCGCAATCCTGCCGCCTTGCTGAACGCCTCATATTCCTCATTTAGACGACGATACCGTACAGCCTTTGTGGTATACTCCTCATCATCTCCGCGACCTTTGGCGGCAATCAGCTCGCGTTTAACTTTGCGCAGGGACGCTTCAACCTGTCTCTGCTTTTGCGTCGCCTCGTAAAAGGTGTATTGCTTCCCCTCAAATTCAAAAGGAGGCGGATCAATATTCTCCAATTCCTCATCGGTGTATGTTCGCTCGGAAACTCCTTCGATCCAGATGTGGTACATATGTCGGCAGTTAGCGCCACACAAGCCGTCCACCTCGCCGAGACCGCAGACCTCGTATATAGATGGGTAAATATCGCCAGTACGGACGGAATAAACGCGCCCCTGCCATTTCTTGTGGCTCGCCCATGGCGTTTTACCCTCTCCGTCACGCGCTCCGCGGTGCGCTGTAACCTCTCTGTACGGAGTATCAAGCAGCGTCGCCGTCTGCTCCGTATACTGCCGCGAAAGCTGGGTAACGCCCGTCATAACAGCTCTGCGGGCAGCAACATCAACACGGTTATGCCAACCGGATTCATAGTCAACGTACTGCAAGCCGCTGTCCGTCAGCATCTTCGTTGCATCACGGATCGCCACGTTATAGCTCTGCCCGCTCTCCACGCGCATCAAGGCGTCGTCAAGCACGCGCTGGTACATACGGCCTATATCATCGACCTTTACCGTTCCGTCCGGCGCTCGGTACGCAAAGCCCATGCTTAGGGTAATGTTCGTCAGCTCTCCGAGCGTCTGCATCTCAATGGCATTGATTTCCTGCATGAACAAGTCAGCATTGAAGTTGTTTTCGCCAAGAATGAGGTTGTCGTCGATCAGCGTATCAAAATACTGCTGGTTTCGTTGGACGGCCTTATTCCATACGGTGTCAAACTCGCTCTGCGTGAGCTTTAGGGTCTTTCGTATATACTCGTTGATTTTTTTGTAATCATATCCCCGCCGCTGCAAAGACCGTATATGCTCTATTGCCGTCTCCGTCATTTCGCCGGTCATGGCTACACGGGAACAGATGTCCTCAAGGATTTGCTCTTCTAAACGCTGATAGAGCCGCATAAGCGGCAGGGGCAGGGAGTACATAAACTCCGGCGTGATTGGATATTTTGCCATTACTCATCGCCCGATAAAAGGCTCTCCATCTGCGGCAGGGCGGCTTTTGCAGTTGCCTCATCCTCATTCATCCACTTAGCGCGGAACTCCCAGTGATTCATGATTCCCATCTGCACCATACGGGAATCGCGGTTAAAGTCCGTCTCTTTGTCCTCAATGATAGAATCATCGAAATCGACGGTTATCTCGACGCTCTCGTTTAGCCCGGCGTTCATGTAAGCATTGCCCATTCGGAGCAGGACGCGGCACAGTTCAATGAGAACGCTTTCAAGGATGATCTCATGCTTTTTGATCGTGCGAAACATCTCGGAGTTTTCGCTTATGATCTGCGTCGCCGTAGACACGTTGCCATTGTCGTATTTGTAATGGTTCTCGCCAAACCCGCACTTGCTCGACAGAAGATTGAGCATGTCCTGAATACCGGCGTTGTGTTCCGCCGTGCGGAGCTTCATATCGATTTCTTTAACAACTTCTTTCCCGAGCCCGTCCGCCGGTAAAACATGGAAAACGGCGTCATTCGGATCAAACAGAGGTTCGCCCTCTATTGTCTTTGTCGCCTGCGGCTGCACCATAATGCGCTTTTTGCCAAGCAGAAATTCGTTGACGTAGCTGTCGTAAACTATGTCTACGCCCTTTATCTGATCTATGGCATTCGCAAACACCGAAATTCCCATCGGTAGCGTTGCATCAACGTTGTTGACAATGTTCAGCCGGTCAATGACGAACATCCGCTGTGTAAAATCAGTATGGACAATGGGAGCGATGTTTTCAAAACCCGGAACATCCGCAAGGTTTACCTCTAAGAGACTGCCCTTTGTGTCGCGGAAAAGAAGGTTTTCGATATCGTATTTTCTCTCTCCCGTCCGCTTATGGATGCAGATATAAAGGTATGTGTCTTTCTCAACGGACTTGTGAGAGCCAAACGCGCATTCGCTGACGATGCCGTTTTCCCAAGTCAGCGGGAGGATGAGATCAGCGGGCACATAATCAATTCGTATCTCTCCGCCGCTCGCGTTTACCTCGCCCGTGTTTACGTCCACAGAGGCATTAACGACAGTTGGAACATACGCAACCGTTCCGCGCGCCGCCTTGATCTCCTGCATTTCATTAGCCTTTACGGAAAAGTTGTTGCGAATAAAAACAGAATCAATAAAATCCTGTTCTTTCTTGCCTTCAAGGGTTATTTTGCATTTCTCGTTCAATAGCAAGTTCGCCCAATCCTCGCATACCTTTTTCGCCATGCCGAGCGAATACCGGCTGCATTTTATAAATTTCATGCCATTCCATACTTTATAATTATGAAACGACTTTACACAGCCATCATACCAGCTCTGCCAATTAGCGATATAAGTATAAAAACTTTCCGGGATAGTGGTATATCCCTTTTTCCGCAAAACTTCGTATATGTTCATGCTCTCACTCCGTACAGTCTATATGCCGGTTCCATCCCATACCGGATAGCGTCTATTGCGTGGTTGTTTTTATCTGGGTATCCGCTGATGATTTCGCCGTCTTTGTTCCTCTCGTACTCATAGCCGACGATCTCTTTGTATGCATTCGGCGTTCTGCGTTTATCAATAACGATCTTTCGGCGTTGCAGCCACTTCATACCGTATTCAACGCTTCCCGGCCCCTTTATTGCCGATCTCGCATCTACTCCACTCGCGCGAAAGTCCACGATACTTTTCGGCTCCGCGCTGTCGCACGTAATCGGGAAATCGTTATAATGGTGTTCGCGTATCCATGCGGCATTATCTTCGTTGCTCGTCTTATTAACGTAATGCTCATCGATCAGATACAGCGTTTCTCTGGCAACATCATAGTAGATGCGGATAAAGCAAAACGGATCAGGATACCAACCAAAGTCGATTCCTTGATAAATCCTGTCAAAACGCTTTATTTCATCGTCTGTAATTTCCCGCAGCTCCAACCGCTCAAATACGTTTCCGCCCGTGCCTACGGGCAGACCAAGGTATTCGTGTTGGTATGCTCTTTCATCGGTCTGTTTAAGGTATTCAGCTTCATTCAAGAACTCTTCGCCGAGCCAACTCTTAGGCGCATCAAGGTAAGTGCTTATGTGGCACAATCGGTTCGGCTTGTCTTCGGCGCTGTCAACATTCGCCCAGTTATCACGGCTGATAGGCGGGTTGTAGCTCTCGAAATTCCAGAACTTATCCCCACCGCGCATCGTAGACTGCAAAATGGTTCGTATCTCCGCCCTGCCGTAAAACTGATCTTTTTCCTCAAAGTGCGTAACGGCAATGTACCCGAACGGCACCTTGATAGATTTAATCTTCATTGGGTCGTCTGCGCCACGGAACATGATCTTCTGCCCGGTCGGGCGGTAAATGATTTCCATCGGACTGACCTTTGCGTACCATAGCCCGGCCATGCCAAGCTCAGCAATCGCCCACATATACTGGTTAAACACACTGTCTCGAAGGGTGTTTGCAACCTTACGGAGCACCAGCGCATGAGTATTTGGATTGGCAATTAACAACTGCGGCACAAGCAGGGATACCGTTGACGATTTCAGGCTCCCTCGACCGCCGCGAATGTCATAATGCGTATGCCCGTGCCGCATAACATCTTTCGCAAAGTCATAGAATACAGGTGCAAGCATTTCTGACATTCTTATACGTCCCATTCAATGACCGCCCCTCTATCAACCTCCGGATCAGGATAGTCTTTCTGTCCGAGAACTTGCTTGCCGAGCCATATCGCCATTGTCGCATTCGTTTCCGATAGCTTCATCTGGTTACGGCGCAAGCTCACTTTGCCTCTGGCCTGCCCTCTTTTTTTGCAGTCTAAGAATGTTTCTCGGTTGTTCTTGTTATGCAGCGTTTCTACCGTTGTGCCAAGCTCCCCAGCCATTTCTTCATCGGTGCACATGTATTTGGACAGCATCTCGACCAGTTGCTTGCCCTCGACGCTCAAAACAAGGCTCGGTCGGCCTTTTCCGTTGGGCTGCTTATTCAGATATTTGTTAAACGCTCCGAGCTGTTCAGCAGTCTTCGCCATATAAGCACCTCGTAGACAACGCGAGAACGCTCTCTATGGTTTCGGACATGTCATAATATCTATAATCACCCAAACGGCCACAAACGATTAGACCGTCCTTTTCCGCTCTCGACCGGTATTTCTGATACAGAGCTTCGCTCTCTGCGTTATTAACAGAATAAAAAGGTTCTTTCCCGCGTTCCCACGTGTCAGGGTATTCAATTGTCAGTACCGTTTTCGGGCTTTCTGTGTCAAAAACGAAGTGCTTATGCTCAATAACCCTAGTATGGGGTATGCTGCGCGCAGTATAATTTACTACGGCCACACCTTGATAGTTGTCTATATCGACCGTCATCTGATCAAAGCGCAGGCTTCGCCACGGGAGTTCGCCATACTCATATCTATAAAGCTCATCGAGTGCGCCAGTATACACGATCTTCTTTGCCTTATACTTTTCCTTTGCTTCTTCAAAGGATGTATTTAAGGCTACGTCTGTACCGTTTAACAGTGATTCAATGAGTTTGTTATACCCCTCAATAGGGATGCCCTGATATTTCGCATTGTAATAATTATTGTCCGCCGTATATCGAACAGGGATCCGCCGCATTATATCCGGCGGAAGTTCGGAACATGGTTTGCCCCATTGCTTTTCGGTGTACCCTCGGATAAACATCTTATAGATGTCTTCTCCAACAAGCGACAGCGCGTGTTCTTCTAGATTCTTCGCTTCATGGTCAAGCACAAGGCTCTGGCGGTTGATCTCCGCTTTCGCCTGAAAAGGGAAATTCACACCCCACAACTGCCGGAACGTGTTCATGTTAAACGGGAGGTTGTAGCACCGCCCTGCGTAGCAGGCAAGGGGGCTGTTAATGAAATTATTGAAATGAACGAACTGGTTGACGAATTTCCATACCTCGTAGTTGTTCGTTCGGAAAATGTGCGCTCCGTATTTATGAACTGCTATCCCCTCAACATTTTCTTGGTAGCAGTTTCCGCCGATATGGTCGCGCCGATCCACGGCAATACAGGACTTCCCCGCCTTTGTCGCCATATACGCAAAAACAGAGCCTGCAAGCCCTGTTCCAACTATTAAGTAATCGTAGTTTTTTTCCATTTTTCGTTCACCAGCTTCGGGCGGCAGTTGTTCCAACTTATTTTATGATGGATGCGAAAATTTACTCTGCCCTGTTTTGCGATCTTAACGAACGATGGGCAGCACATCACACTGTAAAAGCTCTTCCGGTACGTCCCGTTATCCTGATATATGTCCGTCATTCCACCACGCATGTGCTGTGTCGGCGGCGTCTGTACCTGTAAGTACATAACAGAATACATCAGCAGGCCCCGGCTTGCTTCATCTATCGTCGTGGTGATATCATCATTCATGCGCATGCGGAATTTAATCTTTTTATCCGCACGCATCAAGAACGATCCCATAGTTTTCGGGTTAAGCCCCATGAAATACTTTTTTCCACGGATCCCGCCGAGGTATTCGCTCGACAGTGCAAAGGACAGCCATGCAATGTCCGTCTTATCGATGTAACGCACAAGGTAATAGAAAAGCGTGTCAAGGTCTCGGCAAGCCTTTGTAACAAGCCTGTCGTCCTCTACATAGCGGAAATCAATTCTCGTAAAATCATCGTCAAGTTGTAAATGATATTTGTACCCGCGCTCTTCGGCTAGGTCTTGTATCTTGTTTCTTGCGAACACTCCAACGCGGCGGTCGTTGTCTGTGTCGCCGGTATCCGTCTCATCCGCAACAGCCTTTTTTTCAAACTGAATGACATGTTCGCTGAACTTAGAGAAGTATTGATCGGCTTGGTCGTCCTCATTGTCGATCACAACGTACCAGTCTCCGGTATAGCCGCTGTCTTTCAGCATCTTTACTGTTTTTATCTCGTCAGCTCTGCCATGGCTTAGAATAAAGACAGCAAAAGATTCGCGGTATTCACTCCTCGTCAATGCCCTCACCGTCCTTTAACTCTACCAAGCCGTCAAGCAGCTCGGCAAACCCATTAGCAATGGCATTATCGATATCGACGATGACAAGTGCGGAACGCTCCATCAGTTCCTGCATTTCAGGGCTTGCACAGTTCGCATAGTATTCCGCAATATTCCTGTAATTGAACACATTATGCCGGTTTGCCGCTGCAATAAGGAACGCTTTCTGCTCAGGAAGGATGTCTGCGGCCTCAATCTCCATGATGAGGCTGTCCGTCTTATCCGTATTGTACAGGTCGGCAAGGCTCGGCTTTATCCCGTCCGGCTCATACTGCGGAATATTGACTTTCATGCTGTACTGGTTAGGCTCGCTCTCTTTTTCTTCCTCAAAAAATCCGAAGTCAAAGCCCTCGAAATCAAGCTCCGCAAGTTCTTCCGATAAAAGCGCATCATCCCATTCGGCAAACTCATTTGTTTTGTTGTCTAGAAGCCGGTATTTCCGTTTCTGCTCATCAGTCAGCCCCTCTTTGATAAGAACATCCGCATCTTTATAGCCGAGCTTCTTCAATGCCTTATATCTCGTATGCCCGGCAAGGATCACGCCGTCCTCATCCACAATGATAGGCGCAACGTAGGTGCACTGCTTGATGCTCTCCATGACATAAGCCACAGCATCATCATTCTTTCTAGGATTCTTTTCATAAGGGACGATTTCCCTTAACGGCTTTTTGACAAGTTGCATTTCAGTTCCTTCCTTTCCGCTTCCAACAAAAAAGAGCCGGAATCGCTTCCAGCTCTTTCGAGTGTACCCATTATAGCACTTGATTTTGGCTTTTTAGGCTAATCTTTCACAGTTTATATCTGCCATGTGCAATCTGTCGGAAGCCGCTTGATTGCATTTGCGCGACATGTTGCTTTGATTGTGCAGCGGACTTCTCGCCCGGTGGCATTCTCAACGCCGGTAAACTCCATCCAGTGGAACGACTGCCCGCGGACGCCGGACGGCTTCAAACGGCCATCTGGAAGGAAAACTTCGATGGTCTTGCGCTCCTTGTCATAGCTTCCTGCAACCGTGTCGCAGTCAGAAAAATGCTGCTTGTATCGCCGGTACGTCATTGTCTCAACAGTCATGTTACACCAGCCAACCTTCTAATGAATATATCCGTTTTTGAGCAGAAACGCTGTATCTTGATCCCAGCAAACCGGTTCGCCGTTATCCTCATAAGCCTTGAATTCGGTATAGCTTTTCTGCGCTCTTTCTAAGCCGTCCCACTGGAACACATTTTCGATAACGAAGCCTTTTGAATACTCAGTGCAGGGAAGAAGGTGATACCGCCCTGCGGTTTTGGTGCAATAGCGTACCTTTGCGCATTTTCTCCCGCTCTTAGAAATGTACAGCTTTTCAATAACACCAACTCGGAAAATCCAGCCGTTCCAGCCGGAACGCATCGTGGCAAATTCAAACGCGGGAATCTGCACCAACTGACCGACAAACGGATTCTTAACTGCTTTCATGTTGCTTCCTTTCCGGGCGGTTTAGCCGCCGCCCTTCGGCTTCTGTTTTTCTTATTTCACGTAGATCGTCAAGTCTTCGCCGGTGATGCGGAAAGAAACGAGCGTCGCGTTAAGCTGTTTTTCATACGGTGTGTCCGTTGCCATCGGGTTAACGGCAATGCCGATAAGCTGCGTTTTCTCTTCCACACCTCGAACAACGAAAATGCGGTGAATCGAGCTGGATGCATAAAGAAGCTTGTTCAAGAACTGTCTTACTTTCATTTCAATTTCCTTTCTGCCTGTCGGCTTGTTCTTACAGTTGTAGTTATAAACTATATGGTTTAAAATGTCAACCATTATTGTGAACTTTTTGGGATATTTTTGAAAAGTTTTATTTGACAAACAAAATCATATAGTTTACAATCAGATCGAAAGGGGTGATCCAATGACCGCTAAGCAATTAGTTGATATGGCGCTGGCTTACGCCGGGATGAGCAAATCAGAGCTTGCCCGCCGCCTAAACTGGTCTCCGCAACTGTTAAGCAAGCGCCTAAATACCGGAAAGTTCTCCGTTGAAGAATGGTGCGTTATTGCGAAAGCCATTGGCGCAGAACCACATATCGGCTTTGTTTTCCCGGACGGGAAAGAAATATAAAGCAAAGGGGTAGTCATTCGACTGCCCCTTTTTTTGTAAGCCCAAAGTTTTCTGCTGTTCTTTCGATGAATTTATTATGCCAGTTCTTAGCGGTTCCGTAGGAAACGAACAGGGCCATAGCTGCCCCATGCAAAGTATGTGTGCGCTTAAAAAACACCATTTCGATGAGCTTTACGCGATCCGCGCCATTAGGATACCGCATGGTGTCCCGTATGGTCTTTTCGACAGCTAAATACTCTTTCATATCATCGAAAGGAAGCTCGCGCAATGCTACGCTTTCAGCGGCTCGGTTTACGCCCGTCCCTCGTCCTGTTGCGCCGTATGCGGGAACAACAGACTGCTCCCGTATATTCCGCAAATCCTCACAATGCATCGGGTACGCCCGGATGATCGCTTTCACGAATCCCCACCATTTGTATCTTGGTTTGCTCATTTTACCTCCGTTCTCGCAACGTTAAACGCTCTGTACGGAATTTTCGATTGTCAGGCACATCTTTTCATGCCTCCCACGAAACGCTTAACTTTGCCATGCTCACGGATCCGAGGACGGAGTAAACGAGGTTCAGCGCTTCTGTGGTCGTGGTGTTCTCGAAGCAGAGGCTTCCGCTCTTTGGAGTGCCCCCCCTATTCTGTACCGGCGGAGCATCAGGAGCTTTGACCTCCTCCGCCGGTTCAGCAACTTCCAGCGTGGAATGCACTGGTTCCGGCGGCGCTTCTACATGATCGGCTTTCGGCTCCTCGGCGCAAAAGGCACGGAACCCGCCGTTGTTGGTATTCGCCCATCCTCCACGATGCGGAAACTTGATGACGAGCTTCTTAGTCTCCAAGCCCACAGTCTGAACAGAAACGCCGAACATGGCGGCAAGGTCTTTTTGCTGCACGTCGAAGCGCTTCTGTAGATTTTCTATGTACTCCCGGCGCACATCGTCCGGGAGCATCTTAAATTCTTTCCACCGCATGGGACGGTTAAGAGCGTAGGTCTTTACTTCGCCATTCATTGCTTCTCGTTCCTTTCTTGTAAGATAGTCGGACGGGAAGATGACTTTCCCGCCCTTTCCGGCATGGGTACGCTTATTATGTATGCCACGCGCCGTTCGCTTCTTCTCTGCGCAGTCAGTAACGAAAACGTACTTTTCATCGTTCAAAGTTAAAACTCTCCATAACGTTTGATTTGATATGTCTCACCGTCTATGGTGTATATCGTTAAAGTCTCACATATCACCGGGGGAGGCGATACAGGAACGGAAACAGTAACACCGCACCTTGTCCCGCAATACTCGCACACGCTCCCGGTGATCGGTGCTCAGCAGTTTGGGCAGTTTGTTTTACTGCTCATCGCATATGCTCCTCCACATAACACCAGCTCTGCGGCGGACGCTGCATTGGTTTCCAGCAGTAGGTATCGCAGTCTCCCATGTATTCACACCCGTTGCAGTTGCGGAAGTTCGTAATGTCTACCGGTTCGTCGTAGATTCTCAGATCAGAGATATGCCAACCCAACCCAACCTTTCCATGCAAATACATTTCAAGTTCGTTCTCGCGCAAGCACGCCTCTTTAAGAATCGGCTCGATTGGATGACCAAAATTGTCATAGTCAGCGAGTTTGTAGACCGGCTCCCCACCAATCCCGGTGTAGCCAATCTGCGCCAACCGGATGACTTGATCGCACACGAACTCACCGATCACCCGTCCATCGCGCTCGTTCCAATCCCCGCTTTTCGGAAGAGTTTGGTAAATATAGCACTTGAACGGCGTTTCAATCTTCGGGCGCGTCTTGCGCACTTCCATCGTCTTTTCCCCGGCTGCGATTAGCTCGCACCATCTAGGCTGGATGCTTAACATTACTGCTTTACTCATCGGTTAAACCCTCCAACACGTCGTCCATGCCGCCGGTCATTTTTGCGCCATACATGCACATCACTATGTGCGCCGATGAAAATTTTCTGCCATCCTCGTAATAACAAGGTGCAACCAATTTCATCCCGTCAACAAAGCGCACCAACATGACCGGCGTTGCCCACGGTGAGCCGGTAATTCCCTGCACCATTATATCGCGTTTGCCAAGGTCGAACTGATACCCGCCGTTGTCGGCATCGTACAAGAGGTCATTTGTCCAGCGCCAATCCTCCTTCATGCCGAGGTGGACGGTTTTTATTTCGATTTTGTTGGCTTCGACAAAATCGCGGATCAACTTTGCGTTATACTTTTTCATTGGTTCTCCTTTCTCCGATTTTGTTATCGTCAACAAAATCGTTTTTCTTTTCTCCGCCCCAGCAAAACCAGTCTGCACAAACCACCGCCTTGTGATAGTCGCATACGTATTCACAGTAATGTAAGCAGTCCTTGCAATGCACAACCTTTTCATCCCCCAGCTGCACCGCCATACGCTTAAACTGGCTGCGGGTGGGGCGGTCTATGGTGGGCGCATCCTCTATCAGTTTTCGGGCTTTCCCCGGCTCTCCTTCGTGCTGCCGGTCATATTCAGCAAGCAGAGCGTCAGCGTCAATCAATCGCATTTTCGTAATCCTCCCATATGTTTGCTTGTCCCGGAAGAACGCCGTCCTCCATCCACCAGTGAAAAACGTCTTCGCCGGTCGTCCACGATCGCGCGTCATCGGCCTTCCTGCGGGCTTTTCGTGCTTCAAGCATCCGCTCAAACGTTCGGATGTAATTGCGCTGGAAACCCGGATATCGGGCAAACTCTGCGTAACGGGCTTTCCCAGCCATTGGGCATCCTATGCAACCAACACGGCAGAAGCCCTCGTTGTAAAGCGGGTTCGTCTCAACCTTTTGATCGGTAAGATAATCCCACACATCCCGATCCGTCCAGTCGATGATTGGATTGCAAACCCGTTTTCCTTTCATCTGGCAATTTTCAAAAAGCTGTCGGTCTTCCTCGTTGTCGTTGTTCAAAATGAGCTTTTTCTTCGGGTCAGAGGCTTGTACTTCCAGCGCCCCGCGGTTTGCCGCTCTTTTGACAGATTCTGCCCACCGGACACCTGTAACGACAAATCGGTCTTTGCCTGCCGTTTCTTTTAAGACAGCGCAGCAGTATCGCACAACTCGCGTCGGCGGCATGAGTTTCTTCGGTATCAAATCCCACATCGAAGTGCGTTTGCCTTGATATGTCGGAAGAATTATCGTGTACTCAACGCCCTTTTCCTCGTACTCTTTGGCGCGTTTTCGGACGTGGTATACCGTCTCTGGCGCGTCCGCTGTCGTATGGGAATGGCATATTTCAAACGGTATTCCGGCATTCTCCGCCAATCTGCATATCACTGCGCTGTCTTTTCCGCCGCTGTCGGTCAGCAGTAGCGGCTGCCTATACAGTTTCAGCGACATTTGCGATGCAAGACGCAGACGCTCCATTGCTGTCTGTTCCAAATCAGTCATTGCCATTCGCTACACCCCCCATTCAACCGCCACACACAGCGGGGGCATTTGCCGTAGCAGGGTTTATGCATCGCCGTCACCTCCTTTATACTTCGGCATGTCCGCCCACGCTTTCACGCCGTCCCAGTCGCCGTGTTCTTCAAGCTCAAACAGTTTGTCGCCGTATTCGTCGCGGTCGCTCATGCACATATCCTGCGACACTCCAAAGATTGTGGCGATAAGAATATTCTGCCCGTCATCCGGCATTTCGCAGGAAAACGCATATTCGGGAATCTCGTAGTTAGCGTATCCACGTTCGATATATTCTGTTTCTTCTTCTGCTGTTAGACGGCGCGTCGTGATCTCGTGCCAGATGATTTTTTCTTCATACATCAGCTTCTACCTCGCTTTCGAGCCATTTTCTTATGTCCTCCTCGGGAAACTCTACAAACATGCAAAGGTGGAAAAATGGGCAGACGGTGCAGTTTGTCTTATCCGGGAAAACGCATTCTTCCATCTGCGCAATATAGACTAAGAAGTCGGATATATCGTAGTCGCAAAGGTCGCGCACGATCTTCTCACGGTTCGTCATTGCGGTCATCCTTTCTCTGATAGCAATTCAGCAGCGGGTCTGTCAGATCGCAGAAACAGCAGGGCTTTCCGTCCGCAGCGCTCGGCGGGTAGTGGATGCAGGATTCACAGTCATTCATGTTTACCACCATCCCAAAATCTTGCTTATGACCGCGAGCCATAACGCATCGGCTATGCAGAACAGCGCATGGGCTATGTTGTGATGAACGGTTTTCTCATACCACGGCGTAAACAATAACGATATCAAATACAGAACGCTCATTCCGCACCGTCCATTCTCGGCAGGGATGATGTCAGCATCCAATGCGTTACTTCGCAGCAAATCTTAGACGGCAATTCCCAGCGTTTTGTTTTGCTATGATACCACGCCATAAAGACCGCGTTAAACGGTTCGCATCCGGCAATAACGGGGTTTTCGTCCGGTTCCGGCAGCCTGTCCTTGACGTTGATCCATTGCGGGGCAGATACGGCGGCGGGGATTGAAAGCAGTCTGCTGACATCCTTTGAAGTGTGACCGTCCCACGGCTTTCCTTTGTCCAATTCCTTGCACTGAAACAGATCCCAGTCGTTTAGTTCATAGTGGTATGTATAACACCCTTCATCGGTGTCAAAACCCATGATGAACCATCCCCCGCCGAAAGGAACGCTGCCGTCCTCATGCCGCTTGCTTTTCCATGCATGCGGATTGTTTTTAGCAAGAGCGGCAGACAGAATAAGCCTTTGCTCATACAAGTCTGCGAAGGTGTGGTATCCATCTGATATTTTTTCAACATCAACGGCGGGAAGCGTCATGATGGTCTGTACGTTTTTTGCGCTGCACCCGTCCTGCATCAATCGCATAACCGCCGTTTCGCGTTCTAAGTATTCAGCCATTGTCAACCCTCCTATTCCATGCTTCGATTGCTTTTTCCGGCGTAGAGAAAAGCCGTGTTTGCTGATGAGAAAAGCAGCGGGCGTTGTCGCAAATCACTCGATATTTTTTGACGCACTCAATAAAGCCGTCATCGGCTGCTACTGCGGCGGGCAGATCGCAAAAAACAATCTCCCTGATGTACGGGCTGCCGCCACAGAATGGGCAAGGTTTAAGATTCTCCATTGCCATCACTCCAATCAATCACCGTAAAGCATTTACGGCATACGGTGTCTTTCGTAAAACTCGATGAGCCTTTCCCGCTTCTTACCCTGCGGCAACCTTTTCTTTTCCGCAATCGCATTTACAAAGCCAGTGCGCGCCGTCGTGCTCGGAGTGGTCGTATCGTATGACCGTCAGGCGTCCGAAGCGTTGCCCGGTAAGGTCAATTCGTTTCATCCGAGCCTCCGCTTGGCGTAGAGTGCCATGAGTAAAGATTCTGCACAGCCGTCATGCTCCTTGCGGCAGCCCGGCGGGATGAGATTCACGCCGGGGAAGAGCCGCTTGCAGACCTCTATGGACGTGTTCTTGTCAGCCGTGACGGAAAATTCCTTCTTCCACTTCTGCGGGCGGACGAGCTCATAGGGGATCTCGTATGCTTCGAGCATCCCTTGCAGCCAGCCGAAGCCCTCACCGAATTGGAACATAGATGTCACTCCCTGCCCCGGCATGGCGCTGACGTGCTCCAAGCAGCACACCGCCTTTTCCCCGCGCAGATCGGACAGGATGAAGCGGTAGGTGTCGCGGTCATACCGGAACGTCTGGACTTCCTCCCCGTTCAGAATGGCAAGTCCGCCGTTCTTGCCGGGATCGCATCCGATGTATATCATTCTTCCGCCTCTACGATCTCGCCGTTTCGGAGGGTGTACCACGTATCCGGTTTGTACATTTTCCCGTCGATTACAAAGGATCCCCACGAGACGATATCAAACGATGTTTTCGATTCAACGGCAATCGTCAGCATTGCGCCCTTGCCGCCTCGGATCATAACGTCATCACCGCGGACTGTACCGACGCCATTTTCTCCGACGGACACCTTACCGCGGGAAGTGGCTGCGCCGCGGTAGCCCGCTGTGGCTGCGCCGCTGTCTCCCGCTGTGGCTGCGCCGCTGTCTCCCGCTGTGGCTGCGCCGCG